AATTCGTGGAACTGGTTGTGCTACCAAAGGTGTGATGGCTCGAGGCCCAATGGCATAAAGTATGAACTACGCTGCTCTAGTCACTGCAATCTCCGATTACACGGAGAACACGTTCAGCACTACTGACATGAATACGTTCATTCAGCAGGCAGAGCAGCGCGTTTACAACACCGTTCAGTTCCCCTCGTTGCGGAAAAACGTGACGGGGTCAGTTACAGTTAACAATAAGTACCTGTCGTGCCCCAACGACTACCTTTCGTCTTATTCTCTAGCGGTAATTGATGCGGCTGGGGTGTACACGTTTTTACTTAACAAGGACGTCAACTTCATTCGTGAAGCGTATCCACAGCCAACTGACACAGCTACCCCTAAGTACTACGCCTTGTTTGGCCCAACAGTTACTAGCTCCACAATAAGTAATGAGCTTTCGTTCATTCTTGGCCCAACGCCGGATGCTACGTATTCTGCAGAGCTTCACTATTACTACTACCCAGAGTCCATTACCACTGCGTTAACCACTTGGTTAGGTGACAACTTTGACTCTGTGCTGCTTTACGGCGCGTTGGTAGAGGCGTATACCTACATGAAGGGCGAAGCCGACATGGTTGCACTGTACGATGGCAAGTACAAGGAAGCGTTAATGCTCGCTAAACGTCTGGGTGATGGCCTTGAGCGTAGCGATGCGTATCGTAGTGGTCAGTACCGCGCTGCGCCTTTACCCCAGAATAATGGGGTCATGTAATGATCGTCCAAACACAGACTACTTCATTTAAAGCAGAGGTGTACCAAGCGGTGCATAACCTGCTGACGGACACAATCAAGATCGCCCTGTACACGGCAGATGCTAGTCTTGATGAAGATACCACGGTGTATAGCACCTCAAATGAGGTTGTAGCGTCAGGTTACACAGCGGGTGGAGCCGTTATGACAGGGGTAACGCTTAACTCTTCTGGCTATACGGTGTACGTTAATTTTGCAAATGTTTCATGGTCAACATCAGTGACGGCACGGTGTGCCTTGATTTACAATGCCAGCCAAGGAAATAAGTCCATTGCGGTGTTGGATTTTGGGTCAGATAAGACATCTACCGGTACGTTCACCATCACAATGCCAGCCAATACAGCCACTTCTGCGTTAATTCGCAGTTCTAATTAGGAGCCACCATGCACAAAGAACAATCAGGTTTTGGAGACAACGCTGTAGCCACCCTGCAAGCTAATGCGTCTATCCCAGAAGGTATGGGCATCGAAGGCTATTACAAAGTCGAGTGCCGTGACGCACAAGGCAACCTCAAGTGGGACGAAGCGTTCCCTAACTTGGTTGTGGCTGTTGGTAAGCAGTTGTTGCTGGACACCCTGCTCCGTACCTCTGGAACATACACCACAGTTGGGCCGTTCCTTGGCCTGATTAACAACAGCACCACGTTTGCAGCCGCAGACACTATGGCTTCTAAGACATGGACTGAGTTGACCACCTACACCGTGGGCGGTTCAGCGGTTCGCGGTACAGCAGTATTTGCGGTGGCTAGTTCGTCTGGCTTAACTCCATCAAACGTGACTACGTCTACAGCCACAGCAATTACCTACACAATGACAGGTTCCGCTACTGTGTATGGTTGTTTCTTGGTAACAGGTACTGGCGCGGTCAGCACAATCTCCAGCACTGCGGGTACTTTGTACTCCGAAGGAAACTTCAGCACTGCCAAGACTGTTACTTCTGGCGACACCGTAACTGTTACGTACTCGACTACTGCGACTTCATAAGGGGTCTTAAATGGCTCTAGCCCTAAATGACCGGGTACAACAGACTGGCACAGCCAACACCACAGTAAGTTTTACGCTTACTGGCTCTGTCGCGGGCTTCCAATCTTTTGCCGTGGTGGGCGACGGCAATACCACCTACTACTCTTCCTTTGACGCTACGGGCAACTTTGAGGTAGGAATTGGCACGTACTCAACTACCGGGCCTACGCTTACACGCACAACCATTCTGTCGTCCAGCAACTCTGGTTCAGCGGTTACGTTTAGCGGTACGGTCAATGTCTTTGTAACCTATCCATCTAGCAAGTCTGTTAATTTAGACGCATCTGGTAACGTCAGTCCGTTGGGCACAATTGCCTCCGGTACTTGGCAGGGTACAACCATAGGCGTGGCTTATGGTGGCACAGGCGTAACTTCTTCCTCTGGCGCTAACTCGGTAATGATTCGTGATGCTAACCAGAACGTATCTATTAACCGTTTAAACCAGTCCAATACCTCTATCGCAGCGGCAGGTGGCACAACGGCGCTAACTGCGGCATCTAGTTACTCTCAGACCCTTACTGGCACAGGCAATCAGACTTACACAATGCCTGATGCGACTACCCTGAGTACAGGCGTAGCGTTTGGGTTTAACAATAACGCAACTGGAACACTGACACTCCAAGACTATGCCACTGGCTCGATTGGAACGATTACCTCTGGTGGCGCGATTGAACTTGTATTGGTATCTAACGCCACTGTTGCGGGTACATGGGACTACCACGGGTATCTCCCAGAGAATGTGACTTGGGGTACTAACGCCCTTAACATGAACTCTACGGTCATCACAGGCGGTACATGGCAGGGCGGAACTATTGCTAGTAATTACGGCGGTACAGGACTAACAAGCTATGCTGTTGGTGACATTTCTTACTATGTTTCTGGCACTGCTCTGTCTAAATTGCCAATTGGGGCAAACGGGACTATTTTGACTTCAAATGGTACAGGCCCGACATGGGTTGCAAGCTCCGCAGCCTCGCTAGATGATGCGTACTATTTAGCTTTTATGATGGGATAAGAAATGGCAACCTACACCAACGTATCGTATGGGGTTAAGAACATAAGCACCAGCGGTTCAACCGTCACAACAGTTTCTTCTGGCACATTGGCTGTAGCCAGCCTTGTGGTGTCCAACACTTCCGTTTCTCCAATTACCTGTGACGTTTACATCACCCGTTCGGCGGTCAACTACTATTTGGTAGAGACGGCAACCGTCCCAGTTGGCGGGTCGTTAGAGGTAATCCAAGGCAATAGGATTATTTTGCAGGCTTCAGATGTTTTGGTGGTAGTCTCAAGCGCAGCAACATCAGCAGACGCTTGGGTATCAGGATTGACGGTGGTCTAAATGGCTTTTATAGGCAACACCAATATTACACAGGCGTTTACACCAGCCATTGATTATTTCAATGGTAACGCTTCTACTACGGCGTTTACACTGTCTCGACAAGTTGCGTCTGTAGCACAGATACAGGTCACGGTTGATAACGTAGCCCAGAACCCTAGTTCGGCGTATTCAGTCAGCGGCAACACCATTACATTTACTTCTGCTCCGTTGACCGGGACTAATAATATCTATGTGTACTACACAAGTCCTATAACTCAAGTCATCGCAACAACCGGTGGGACTACCTTACCGACAGTAGCTACCCCAACCAATGTAACACCTGCTCAAGGGGCGACTGCTGTACAAGACCCTATAGCTATGACTGGAACAGCGTACTATGCGCTATATGGCTACCCACAAAATAGCAGTCAGTGGCAAATATCTACAAGCCCCATTTTTGCTACAACGGCTTACGATAGCGGTACACAAGGCGCAGTAATTACTTTTACTAAACCGTTTGGTGGCCTAAGCACTAGCACTTTGTACTATTGGAGAGTACGGTATAGGAATGTTGTTACTGATGTTTGGTCAGACTGGTCTTCCCCAACTTCTTTTACCACAGCTACAGTTTTTGGCTACTCAGCGGAATATCTTATTGTTGCTGGCGGGGGCGGTTCTAGTTTTGCTAGTTTCATTAACAGAGCAGGTGGCGGGGGTGGAACTGCAACTGCCACTACTACACTAGCTACTTCTACAGTGTATACAGTTACTGTTGGAGGCGGGGGGGCGCAAAATGCAACCGGGGTTACCTCAACTATTGTTACCGTAGCAAGCGCTACTGGTGGTACTACTGCAGGTGTTAGTGGAAACGGCTTTGTAACTGGAGGCGATAACACATGGGTTTACGGAGGTGCGGGCGGTGCTGCTGCAAATGGATCGGCTGCAGTAGGATATAAAGGTACTGGCGGCACGGGTGGCACGGGCTATCTTTGGGCTGCTAATAGCACTTACTATGGCGGGGGCGGAGGCGGTGGAGCATACAATGCTACTCCCGGAGCAGCGGGTCTAGGCGGCGGCGGCGCAGGGGCAACTTCGGGTGGTGGTGGAATTGGAGTTACCAATACAGGTGGTGGCGCGGGTGGTGCAGGGCGTTCTGCATACGCTGCATCCGCAGGTTCTCCGGGTGGGTCAGGTATTATCATAATCCGGTACGCTGGTGCACAAAGAGGAACTGGCGGAACTTACTCATCTTCGGGCGGGTACTCGTACCACACCTTCTTAACTTCTGGGACATACACAGCATGAGCCATTTTGCACGGGTTGTTGACGGCGTAGTGGACTCGGTTATCGTTGCCGAGCAAGATTTTATTGATACCCTACCAGATAAAGATTTATGGGTGCAGACTTCATACAACACACGCGGTAATTTGCATTACGGCGCTGATGGTCAACCAGATGGTGGACTAGCGCTACGAGGGAATTATGCAGGTGTTGGGTATACTTACGACCCTCAAAACGACGTTTTTTATGGTGTAAAGCCCCACCCAGAAGCTACGCTAGACCCAACAACGTGGACGTGGTTTTGGAATGAAATACCAAGTACTTTATTTATGGATGGCAACCAATGAACTTACCCCCACATATAGCAATAAGCTGCGTAGCAAACTTGTTTTGCCGGATGATGCACTTCAAAGCTGCAGGGGACATTGAGCTTGGGCATACACACCCATTTGACCATCTGACGCTTTTGGCTTCCGGCTCTGTGGAACTTGAGGTAGATGGCGTAGTTACGCAGTTTTCAGCCCCGCACATGATCTACATTAAGGCGGAAAAGGAACATAAGCTGGTGGCGTTGGAACCAGACACCGTAGCCTATTGCATACATGCGCTACGTTTTGGGGATAAAGTTGAAGACATCATTGACCCAGACACCATCCCAAAAGGCGTGAACCCGCTGTCCTTTGCTAAACCTACCGTTAGTGCGTAAAAATGCAACGGGTTATACACGCCCCTGATATAGCCAAACAGTTGGGGTCGTTGGCAACGGGTAACTTAATGCGCCCGAATGGATATGGGAGACGTTTTGCGTCAAAGTTAAAAATAGACCAAAGCATTGTTGATGAGTTGTTTTCCCGTTTTGGTCTTGTTTGGGAAATGGAAGAGCCTGAGTTGGGGCATTTTATTGGGAATAACTACTTAATGGGGGCGCATGTGCATGTGCATACCGACCCAGCGCCAGTAGGGTTTCACCATGTTCGGTGCAACGTAGCCATAGAAATGCCTAAGTTCGGCGGAAAACCTGTGTTGGATGGAGTAGAACTTGACGTGAAAGAGGGGGATGTTTGGATATGCTTTTCCAGTATTGAGGAGCATTCGTCTACACCTATAAAAAATGGAGACCGTGTTGTCGTATCTATGGCATCTTTGATTGAAAAACACATTGCAGAATCTGCATACGGCAAGCTAGCACCTAAAATAAGTGCAACATAAGGAACACCTATGCCAATCAGCACAATAAGTCAGGCGGGTTTAAACGCACCGATAACTTTAACCAGCCCTGTGACATCTGGCACACCAACAGGTGTGGGTGTTCTTACATCTGGCACAGCCGTAGCTTCCACATCGGGTACTAGCATTAACTTTACCGACATCCCGTCTTGGGTTAAGCGGATTACCGTGATGTTTAGTGGAGTTTCTACTAATGGTGCGTCAAATTATTTAATTCAATTAGGAACTGGAGGCACTCCAGCAACTACGGGTTATGTAAGTGCGGCTGGTCGAGTTTACACAGGAACTTCTACACAAACTAGTACAGCAGGTTTTATTATTGGTTGGGACAATGCAGCATTTGTAAGCCAAGGTATTTTAACTTTTGCAAACTTATCAGGAAATACTTGGGTAGGTTCAGGTACTGTTTCTAGTTCTGCTTCTACTGCAATGTCTATTTCTTTAGGCGGTACTGTGTCCCTTGGTGGTGTTCTTAATATGGTACGCATCACTACAGTCAACGGCACAGACACCTTCGATGCTGGCAGCGTCAATATTCTTTACGAGTAACCTATGTCATACATCGGCAACACCCCAACTTCAATTGCATTTCTGACGGATACGTTCAGCGGGGATGGAACAACTGTAGGCTACACCATGACGGTGGCCCCTGCCAACACGTCTTCAATCATTGTTGCTGTAACGGGTGTACTCCAAGACCCAAGTACATACTCTGTATCAGGCACAACCCTGACCTTCTCAGCCGCCCCACCAAGCGGTACAAGCAACATCAGCGTCAGATACCTTGGCATCCCAGCTAGCGGCGTAACGACTACAGCCTACAGAACCGTAACTAACTTCACGGCAACAGCGGGCCAGACATCATTCAGTGTGCCTTCCTACACCGTTGGCTACATCGACGTTTACAGGAACGGGGTACGGCTTGTATCTACAGACTTTGTAGCCACCACAGGCACAACGGTAGTCTTGAACAACGCCTGCACAGTAGGCGATGCAGTGGTCACAGAGAGCTTCTTGGTCAGTTCGGTGCTGAATGCCATCCCTGCTACGGGCGGGGCTGTAAATACAACATACCTAGACTCAGGAAATCAAAACGGTACAGGGTCAATGGTGCTTCCATCAGGCACAACCGCGCAAAGACCATCCGCTACAACAGCAGGGCAAATTAGGTATAACACCACAACTGGACTTGTAGAGGTCTATCAAAATTCTGCGTGGGGCGCTGTTATTGTTCCTTATTCAGCAGAATATCTTATTGTTGCAGGTGGTGGCGGAGGAGGAAGTGGTTCTGGCGCTGGAGGCGGGGGAGCGGGTGGCGTACTTTACGGCACAACAAATTTAACTCCCGGCGTTAACTATTCGTTTGTTGTTGGTGGTGCAGGTGGCGCTGCTACAAGCGGAACAAATACTACTGCTCTTAGCCTTACTGCTATAGGCGGCGGAACAGCAGGGACAGCAGGGGGTTCTGGAGGGGGCGCTAACTACCCCGGCGGAGTTGGCACTTCAACTGGAGGTGTTGGGACATCTGGACAAGGGTTTAGGGGCGGTACAGGATATAACAACGGAGGCGGCGGTGCTGGCGGTGGCGGTGGCGGTGGAGCTACTGCGGCGGGTGGTGATGCTGTTAATAATACTGGGGGAAGACCCGGCGGTGCGGGGTATACCACAACAATTACAGGAAGTTCGGTTACTTTAGCTGGCGGAGGCGGAGGGGCTACTTACGGCGGTGCAACTGCTGCTGGAGGAGCGGGTTCTACAGGCTATGGTGGCGGTGGACAAGCTACTGGTGCAGGTGTTGGTGGTGTTGTGTACCTATCCATAAAAACCACGCTATACACAGGTGTAACTACAGGCTCACCAACAGTAACAACATCAGGTAGTAATACTATTTTGCGTTTTGCTTCTTCGGGGAGTTATACAGCATGACATTCGCAGTAAACCTAGCCACAGTCGGCTCTAACGCAACAGCTACAGGAACATTGCTTCAATCGGGCACAGCCGTAGCTTCCACATCAGGTACAGCTATTAACTTCACTGACATCCCGTCTTGGGTTAAACGAATTACTGTGGTGTTTCAAGGCGTTTCCACTAATGGAACAAGCGTTCTTTTACTACAAATTGGCGCTGGATCAGTAACAACTTCTGGGTATCTAGGAGCAAGTTCAGCCATATTAGATACTGTAACTGGGGCTGCAAATTACACGACCGGATTTGGTGTTGGTAAGGAAAATGCTGCGGTTAGAATTCAACATGGTGCGTTAACACTAAGTTTTCTTGGGTCAAATACTTGGGTTTGTTCTGGTGTTGTCGGGTGTTCTAACGAAGCAAGGGCATCGCATACTGGTGGTTCTATTGCTCTTGGTGGAACTTTAGACCGAGTACGCGTCACCACTGTAAACGGTACAGACACCTTCGATGCTGGCTCCATAAACATCTTGTACGAATAAGGGGTAGACATGGCTTTAACACAAGTAGCAGGTGGACTGATAGCCTCTGGGCAAACAATAACCAGCCCAACCCTTTCCAGTCCAACAATTAACGGGACTCCAGTAATGGGCGCAAGCGTGATTACGTCTGGCACTGCTGTTGCGTCTACAAGCGGCACTTCGATTAACTTCACCAGCATCCCATCGTGGGTGAAGCGGATTACTGTGATGTTTAATGGCGTAAGTACAAACGGAACTTCTAGTTTTCTTTTTCAAATCGGGTCAGGTTCTGTAACAACAACAGGATATGTCGCTCAAGCAGGATATATCAATACTACTGCTGGAGTAAGCGGGGCAAATTCTACTGCTGGCTTTATATGCCATGAAGTTGCTGCCGCAGATACAAGAAATGGAAGTATTTTCATTACTTTGTTATCAGGAAACATTTACACTTGTTCAGGAAATTTAATGAGAACATCTTCAAATGGTGTTTTCATGTTAGCTGGCGCTGTAACTCTTGCAGGCACACTAGACCGTGTTCGCATCACAACCGTCAACGGCACAGATACCTTCGATGCTGGCTCAATTAACATACTGTACGAATAATGTTCGGAATAGCAGCGTTTGCCCAATCGTCCTTTGCCTCGCTTGGCGGGACGGCATTCGTTCTATCCATTTCCGAAGACATTGCCTTAACCGACTTTAGCGCCCAAGCATCTGCCTTCCTGCAATCCGTCACCGAGCCAATCGGGGTAGACGACGTTGACAACGACGCAGGGACTAATTACTTTGGCAGCGTTACAGAGACAATCACGCTGGACGACTTCAGCACACAGGCATCTACATTCCTGCAATCCATAGCAGAAGACATAATCCTTTCGGACAGCCAAGCAGTATTTGCCGACTTTGCCGTAGCCCAGACAGAAAACATCGTCCTCGAAGACAGCCAAGCCGTTTACACAGCTATGCTAAATGACCGTGCAGAACCGTTTACCGTAGAAGACAACAACACCCAGCAGTCTGCGTTCCTACAGAGCATTACAGAGCCAATCACTGTAGACGACATACGGGCTATGACGGCGCAGTTTGCCGTAGCTATTTCCGAAGCCATTACGCTAGAGGAAGCTGAAGCCATTGCTGCACAGTTTTTAGCCAGCATCACCGAAGACATCACGGTTACCGAAGCCATCACCATCATTTCGATATTCTTCTTGGATATTACAGAGAATTTTGGTGTAGATGCAACCCAGACCGCTATCCTTGAGGTTTACTTCACGGTCATTGAAAATATCAGTATTGTGGACGTGCCAGCCGTTCAAGCTGCGTTCCAAGCCGTTATTGCCGAAAACATCAATTTGTTGGACAATACAGAGGTAGCGGGCTGGATTAAAATTATCGACGACCAGACGGCAAACTGGGCGCTTATTAACAACCCAGAAACAGCAGGCTGGTCTCTGGTAAACAGTGCTCAAACTGAAAACTGGGCAGTAATCAATAACCCTGAAACAGCAGGCTGGACGGCAGTGGATACAACAGAGTCCGCAGGCTGGACACCAATAGACAACTTACAGTAAAGGAACCTTATGACTACTGCATCAACACCGCTTTTAGGTTTAGCCCTCCCCGTTACAGGCGAATTGTCTGGTGTATGGGGCGACACCGTCAATAATGCAATTACATCCTTGCTTGACGATGCAGTTTCAGGAACCACTACCCTTAGCTCTGATGCGGATGTAACTCTTTCTACCACCGTTCAGGTAGCAAACCAAGCGCGTCAGGCAATCATTTTGTGGACTGCAGGCGGCACAGTTACTCGGACAATCACAGCCCCGGCGCAGTCTAAGACCTACGTCGTTATTAACAAGACATCCAGCACACAGAGCATCAAACTTGTCGGTGTTGGGCCAACTACAGGAATTACCATTCCAGCGGGGTACAAGTGCATAGCTGTTTGGAATGGTTCTGATTTTGAAGCCACGTCGCTTACATCTTTAACGGGTATTGTCCCTGTAATTAACGGAGGAACGGGAGTCGCTACTTCTACAGGTTCAGGTAATGTAGTCCTGTCTACTAGCCCCACCTTAGTAACTCCTGCACTTGGCACACCCGCTTCTGGCGTGTTAACTAATGCTACTGGGCTACCACTAACTACTGGCATAACCGGAACTTTACCCGTAGCCAACGGCGGTACAGGGCTAGCAACACTTACACGCAACAGCGTTGTTATTGGCAAGGATACAGAAAATGTAACCTTAGTAGCTCCCGGAACTGACGGAAACTTACTTACTTCTACTGCGTCCGTAGCGGTGGTTACTGCGACTATTAGTACCACAACAATGACTGTATCTGCGGTTACCTCTGGAACCCTCTCCATTGGTCAGACCATCTCTGGCACAGGAGTTACTGGGGGTACAACCATCACTGCCCTAGGTACAGGCACAGGCGGCACAGGCACATACACGGTAAGCGCGTCACAGACGGTATCTAGCACAACCATAACAGGCACGGTACAGGTATGGCAGTCTGCGGCTAACCAAGGAATTGGAGTTGGTCAAACTTGGCAAAGTGTATCCCGGTCAAACGGTGTAACGTACTACAACACCACAGGTAAACCAATCATGCTGGCTACATCAGCAGCCTCAAACCAAGCCAATACTGCTATGTCTATATCTATAGATGGCGGTGCATATTTTCCTTATGGCGGCGGCGTACAGGGGAATGGCGGTGTTTATATTTGGGGTGGAACAGTAATTATCCCGCTAGGAGCAAGTTACGCATTTAGCGTACAGTCATACAGCGCCGCTTACGAACTTCGTTAAGGAAACAAAATGCACTACAAAGCACCAGACAGTTCCATCCATTTCCTTGAGTCTACTGACTATGAGCACCGACTACCCGCTGGCTCTGTACAAATTACAGACGCAGAAGCAGAGGAGTTACGCCCTAAACCAGCGGAACTTACATATGCTCAGAAACGTGCAATAGCGTATCCATCTGTAAACGACTACCTAGATGGCATTGTTAAAGGAGATGCAGCACAGGTTCAGGCGTACATTGACGCATGTTTAGCGGTTAAAGCTCAGATACCAAAGAGTTAATAGGGTAACGTGATTGACCTTGCTTCTGCTCAAGTACCGTGGCCCAATACCGAGACAAAAATCGTGTTGGTGTGCCGCGTCGTACTGCCGAGCGAGAAGTATGGAGCCAATGAGTTTTTAGACAAGGACGGGAGGGTGTGCCGCTGGGTTGTGGAGGTCAAGAATGATCGACCCAATTAGCGCATTCGCCATAGCACAGGGTGCTATAAAAGGAATCCAAGCCGCAATCAAAATGGGCAAAGATGTGCAGGGCATCACGAATGACGTGATGAAGTTCTTCGACGCAAAGGAAAAGGTTGCCAAGGAAGCGGTAAAAGACCCAAAGAAAAAGTACTCCTCTGACACTAGTCAGGCCATGAGCACAGTGATGCAACTGCATGAACTTAATAAAGCCGAGGAAGAACTGAAGTGGCACTTTATCAACCAAGGCCACAGCCAGCTTTGGAGCCAGATTCTGCTTGAGCGCAACAGCATTGTGCAGCGCAGACGGACGCAGGAGATACTAGACGCTAGGGCGGCAAAGAACCGCAAGCAAGAGATAGACGAAGCCATTACGATGGGGCTTTGCATACTGGTAGCCGCTGCCATATTTTTCTTGGTGGCGTGGGGGATTATTGCAATGAAAGGGAAGTTGTGAGCGAAGAAAATTTAAACGCCAATTCAACCCTTGACAAAGTTCTGGGGTATGTGGATTCGCCATTTAAACTTGCTGCCATCCTTATCATGGGCGTAGTTGCTTTCGCTGGCTACTTTGTGTACACAAACCAAGACCTGCTTATTGGTGCTTACAAAGAGTCCAAGAAGATACCCAGCATTGCCGAGGACCGTGTTGAGGATGCCTCCGCCCACCTGTTCAAAACCACCAACGCCACTATCGTTGCGGTGTTTAAAGTCAACCCAATGTTCGGGACTCGCATACTGTACCGAGCCTACGCCAAGGACGGCAGAGACAAAACCAATGACGGGCTGGATGTCGGACTGTTTACAAACAACGCAGCCAATAACGCCGACGTTGTGAAGCTGATGGCAAACGAAATCCCTTGCGGTGAGTACCGCACAGCGCAGTCTGAGATGGGTATTTGGTACATCAACAAGGGCGTTACCTATACTTGCAGAATCAGTGTTCCACCAGAGCCGGGGCGGTTCGTGGGGCAGATAACCGTGGGATGGGAAACCGAACCCGAAAACTTAGAATCAGCACGAACCATGCTGAGTATTGCCGCAACCATGTTATCTAGGAGTAAACAATGACCTTGAGTGACCTGAACCCACTTGCCGCTATTGGCGGCAAACTCATTGACCGTTTTTTGCCTGACCCAATTGCTGCTGAAAAGGCCAAAGCTGAACTGTTTCAGATGCAGCAAAACGGTGAACTGGCGAAGATGGCAAACGAGACCGAGATGTTTAAAGCCGAGCAGCAAAACACCACAGACCGCTGGACTGCTGACATGGCTTCGGATTCGTGGCTGTCTAAAAATGTTCGCCCAATGACTTTGGTGTATATCCTGACCGCTTACCTCACACTGGCTATTCTGGACGGCTTCGGCTTTAAGATTTCCGAGTCTTACGTTACGCTGCTTGGGCAGTGGGGGATGCTTGTAATGGGTGCGTATTTTGGTGGCAGAACGCTTGAGAAATTAGCCGACATGAAGGGTAAAAAATGAACCTCTCACCCCACTTTACCCTTGCCGAGTTAACCGTCACCGATCACAGGGAGTTTGACAACTCGCCAACCCAAGAGGAAATCAGCAACTTGCAACGGCTGGCGCAACTGTTGGAGCAGGTCAAAGAAACTCTTGGCGGCAAGCCTGTAATGATTAACTCTGCCTTCCGCAGTAAGCAGGTCAATGATGCAGTTGGAAGCTCTGACAAGTCTCAGCATCGTAAGGGGTGCGCGGCTGACCTCCGAGTACCCGGGGTAACTCCAGACGAAGTAGTCCGTGCCGTTATTGCTGCGGGTTTACCCTTTGACCAAATCATCCGTGAGTTTGATCGTTGGACACACATCAGTATCCCAAATACTGAAGATGCAGAACCAAGAGGCAATGCGCTTATCATCGACAAAGCGGGCACTCGACCTTTTGCCTGATTCATGGGAAAATGAGCTATGCCCTTACAAAAAGTTGTCCTAAAGCCCGGTGTTAACCGCGAGAACACTCGTTACACCAACGAAGGTGGCTATTATGAATCTGAGATGGTTCGTTTTCGTCAGGGCACACCGGAGAAAATTGGTGGGTGGACTCGTCTTTCAGCTAATACGTTTATAGGTCTCTGCCGATCTTTGTGGAATTGGGTTACTACAACCGGTGCAAACCTTGTAGGCGTAGGCACAGATAAAAAGTTCTACATTGAGCAGACAGGTCAATACGCCGACATTACACCAATATCAGGCACCTACCTACTTTCACCTAGCCCGTTTACAACGATTAACGGGTCGTCTTCGGTTACGGTAGTATCTGCTTCTTACATACCCCTAACAGGCGATTTTGTTATTTTTTCAGGGGCTACAGCAGTTAATAACGTAACTCTTAACGGAGAATACGAAGCCACAGTGCTGTCAACTGTAACTACCACGGGAAGTATCTCCGGGTTTACCCTCACTGTTACGGCGTTTTCTGGTGGTGCTTTAGCTGTTGGGCATGTGCTTACTGGTTCGGGTGTTACTGGAGGCACTAAGATTACTGCCTTTGGTACAGGAACCGGAGGAACTGGTACTTACACAGTTAGCGCCTCACAAACTGTCGCCTCTACCACTATTACAGCTACTCCAGTAGCAAGCTCATACCAAGTAACTGCTACCACCGTGGCAAACGCCTCTGGTTCAGGGGGTGGTTCTGTAGTCTATGCAGCGTACATACTGCACATCGGCTCGGCTATTTCTACCAGCGCTGCTGGTTGGAGCGCTAATTCATGGAGTAGTGGAAACTGGGGCGGATTAGGATACGATGCACGGGCTACCCTTAATGTATGGAGCCAATATAACTTTGGTGAAAACCTCATACTTGGCCCAAAACTGGGGCATTTGTACTACTGGAACGCTACTACAGCGCCGACTGTATTGTTTCCCACCACGGTAACAATCTCTAATGCAATCCCTGCGGTTGTTACTTTAACTAGCAATACAACTACACCCCTACCAAGTGGTACCGTGATAATGTTTGAGACCACAGGGGCGTTGCCGTTACCCCTTGTGCCGTTTACTGTGTATTACGTTACATACGTTACAGATACTACTTACAAGCTGTCCACTACGTATGCAAATTATGTGGCGGGGACTTTTATAAACACCACTTCCGCTGGGTCGGGGGTTCAAACGCTTTCCCCCCGTGCTGTACTTGTGTCATCTTTGGCTGGGGCTAGCGACGTTCCAGACTTCCAAAACTCAATTTTGGTGTCAGATGCCAGCCGGTTTACATTCTGTTTTGGTGCTACCGACTACCTTAGCACAGTGTACGACCCCATGCTGATTCGCTGGTCGGACCAAGAAAGCGTTACAAACTGGACACCTGCGATTACAAACCAGTCGGGTAGCTTACGCCTGTCGCATGGCTCAGCTATTCAAACCGCGTTACAAGCCCGCCAAGAGATTTTGGTGTTTACTGACGCGGCTATCTATTCTCTGCAATACCTAGGACCTCCATACGTATGGGGCTCACAACTGCTCAGCGATAACATCTCTATTGTGGGCCTTAACGCCGCAACGTACACCAACGGCACTGCGTATTGGATGGGGCAAGATAAGTTCTACAAGTATGACGGTCGGGTGCAAACACTGCGCTGCGACTTATTGCGCTTTGTATACGACGACATTAACCGTACACAGTTCTCTCAAATATTTTCCAGTACCAATGAAGGCTTCAATGAAGTCTGGTGGTTCTATTGCACGGAAAATAGCACAACGATTGACCGCTATGTGGTTTACAACTATGGCGAAGATATTTGGTACTACGGTAGTATGGCTCGTACTGCGTGGTTAGATTCGTCTTTGCGGAATTACCCTGTTGCGGCTACTTATGTAAATAATTTGGTCTATCACGAGAGTGGTGTAGACGACGGCACTTTAGCTACTCTTGTACCTATTGTTACTAGTATCACAACATCTCAGTTTGACATTGGTGACGGGCACAACATGGCGTTTGTATGGCGTATGCTGCCTGACTTAACCTTCCGTGGCTCTACAGATGGAACAACACCTAGCCTGACTATGCAGCTTTTACCGTTGCAGAACTCGGGTTCTGGGTATAACAACCCTCTGTCAATCGGTGGTACAAGCTCTACAGCCTCATTGCCGGTAACAGCTACGCAAACATACCCAATTGACCTAGACACCTTTACTGGGCAAGTCAATATCCGGGTTCGTGGTCGGCAGATGTCTATGCGGATTACTTCAAATACGCTAGGTACCCAGTGGCAGTTAGGTGCGCCACGTATTGATGTACGGCCTGACGGTCGCAGGGGTGGTTAATGGCACAGAAAAACGTAATTGCTCCTAGATTGCCCAGTGCACCAGACCAATACGACCGGGTTTACCAAGACCAACTAACCAACCTGCTGCGGTTGTATTTCAACCAATTGGACAATAACAGCCCAATCAATATCTCCACACAACGTAACGGAGCCAATATAATTGCGGCATTGAGCGTTCCCCCGACGCCCGGGACAGCCCTGCCGAGCTTGCCAACTCAAGCAGATTTAGCTAACCTTCGAGTAGGCGACGTCTACTACGATACAACCGCCAGTAATGTACTGAAAGTAAAAACATGATACAACGCTATGACGCTAATGGGTTCCCACTACCCGATGTACCAGATTACAACGCAATGAACAAAGACTATGGGCGCGAAGTAAATTACGCTAAGCGAGGACCTGTATCAGCAGTTGCTGACCTAGAAACTATGGCTGCTGCAAATAACGCTTCTGCTGCTTCTATTAGCGCCGACAGAACCCCAGCTAACGGAAAGTACATCTATAACTCCTCAACAGGCGAATACATTTGGGTTCCAGCAGGGACTACAGCACCAGCAACTGCGGGTTTATCCGCAGCGCAAAATCAAGAACGTGGTGGTGGACGGGAAGTAGACCCAGCGGAAAAAGCTCGTATTGATGCCTTCATGGATTCGGAAACTGCAAAAGATCAGGCTTTACGAACCTATGAAAATGCTGAATACGGCGATAAATATGCTCCCGTACCCGATAAATTTACACAGGGTCAACGAATCAAAAACGACTTGGGTTCACTCGCTGGCTTGATACCGGGAGTTGGTTTGATTACGTCTTTATCTGATGCCTACAAAGGGTTTATGGATCCACGGGATACATCAAATCAGGGTTTTGGGGCAAAAATTGGTAGAGGTATAGGTGACTTTTTTAGTACGGGTCCCGGCTACGATAGTGGACCTCGCGGGCGTATGAGTGCAGTTGGCCTAGCAAATCTTGAAGGGCAGGGGTTAAGGTCAGTAGGTATGGAGGGTCTCCCCAGTGGTTATAACCCCGCAACCGCGTATCAAGGTGTGGTTGCAGAAAACATGGGCAGTACAAGCGGGTACAACGGATCAACAGTTAGCCCTAGTGGAAGATTTTCCGGGGGACTAAGCGAAGGTCCGGGCTACGGCGGATTTACTAGCTCTCCAGCATCAGATACAGGTGGCGGCATGATTTCTAGCCCACATAGTTCTGATCCATCACAGCGTGGTGGCGGGTTTTCTGATGTTGGTGGTTTAGGCGCAGCAGCAGCAGCCGACGGAGCGGCAGGCGGATACATGGCTAATGGAGGTCTGGCTGCATTTGCTAAAGGTGGCCTCGGTGATCTCGGCGGTTACTCTGACGGCGGACGCTTACTGCGTGGCCCCGGAGACGGCGTATCTGATTCCATCCCTGCAAGTATTGGCGGCAAGCGCCCTGCTCGGTTAGCCGACGGTGAATTCGTAGTGCCCGCCCGTATTGTTTCGGAGTTGGGCAATGGCTCTACCGATGCTGGTGCCCGTAAGCTATATGCGATGCTTGACCGTATTCAAGCCGGACGTAAGAAGTCTATTGGCAAAAAGAAAGTCGCAGTAAATAGCCGTGCAGATAAGAACCTGCCAGCATGAAAATTCAGTATGTCTCCCCTGAGTGGGTGAACTATACTTGGGGTAAGGTTGAAGGGTATATTGCCGACGCACTTGCGCACTCTAACGGAGACTACACAGTAGAGCAGGCTAAGGTATTTGTTACCCAAGGAAAATGGCTGCTACTAGTTGGTGTAGGCGACGACAATGAGTTACACGGCGCAGCGACAGTTGAGTTTTTTAATCGCCCTGATGATCGGGTTGCATTTATTACCGCTATTGGCGGCAAACTAGTCAGTAATGTCGATACGTTCGAGCAACTAAAAACCTACGCAAGGTCTATGGGTGCTACAGCTATCGAAGGGGCTGCTAGAGAGTCAATTGCTAGGCTTTGGAAGCGTTATGGCTTTGAAGAAAAATACCGTATTGTTGGGGTAAAACTATGAAATTTAATGACCGTTCAATGGCTTTGCTGGGCATCCCAGACTTGCCTCCCCGTGCCTTTATCCGCAAAGCTGGCGGTGGGATTATCCCTCAAGGCGGTGGTTCATCCCCAACCCAAACAGAAACCAAAACTACAGGCTTGCCTTCTTGGGCACTCCCCTATGCGAAAGACACACTGGCTAAGCAACAAGCGCTGTCAGATCGCCCATACGAGGCATACGGTGCCGAACGTATTGCTGGGTTTAGCCCGTTGCAAGAGCAGGCTAAGAACACCGCTGCAGGTATGGAGACAAGCGGAGCTACAGGCGCGGGTATTGGTCTGGCTGGTATGGCGGGTCTTGGCGGCTTGAATACTCAAAACTTTGGTAGCCAGCAAGCTCAGCAATACATGAGCCCCTACATTCAAAATGTAGTCGATATTGGTAAACGTGAAGCCCAACGCCAGTCTGGTATCCAAGGAGCCCAGCAACAATCACAAGCCGCCCAAGCCGGAGCCTTCGGTGGTAGCCGTGACGCAATCATGCGTGCTGAGCGTGAGCGCAATTTAGGAACCCAGATGGGTGACATTCAGGCGCAGGGTAATCAAATGGCGTACACAAACGCCCAACAGCAGTTTAATGCCGATCAAAACCGTGGCCTCCAAGGGCTACAAGTAGCGGGTCAAGCAGCCAACACTCTCGGTCAGCTCGGTGGTCAACAGTTCCAGCAGGGTATGGACATCAACAAGTTGCAAGGTGCTTACGGTGCGCAGGAACAAGGCATGAAACAGCAGGGTCTTGACCTAGCCTACCAAGATTTCCAAAATCAAAGAAACTACCCACAACAGCAGTTGGGTTACATGGCGAACATGATTAACGGATTGCCACTTGGCTCTACCAGCACAGGCACAACTACAGGCACTCCCGGTAGTCCATCTGGGCTACAAACATTGGGCGCTCTCGGCATGGGTGCGTATGGTCTGAGCCAAATGCCTTCGTTCGGGTTGAGCAAATTTTTCGCCGACGGCGGTAGCGTTGATAGTGAAGACAACATTGCGTCTATTGTGAAGACTCTAAGCAATGAGCAGTTAGACCAAGCAGCGAAAGCAGCTCAGGCTCGCGGTGACGTAGAGCAGTTAAAAGTAGTGAACAACGAGCGGGCTGAACGTGCTTCTATGGTTCGTGGTCTGGGTTCTATGCCTGTGGATATGAGCAAGATGATGCCGACTGAGGAAAGCATGGCTCGCGGTGGTATTGTTGCTTTTAACGGGGATGAAGAAGACGGAAGTTTGGTTGGTGCTGGGGTTTATTCTCCCGGTGACCCAGTGGCGTTCAAGAATTCTATGAGCAAAGCGAATCAGTTACTGGCGCAGTTGTACGGCCTCAAGCCAACGCCATCAAGAACCACAAAACAACGTGACGATGACGTAACCCGCTACTACGAAAAAATGAAAGAGATGAGCGGGCCAGACATCTATGCCGACTACGAAAACGAACTGAAAGCGGATAAGGCGTCCTACGAAGATGACCTTAAACAGAACAGAGCAATGGCTGCGTTTGCTGCAATTCCAGAAATATTAAAGGGTAACGACTTTACTACGGCAGCGGGTAATGCGTTTGGGGCTTTCTCTAAGTCATACGGCGAAGGGACTAAAGCTGCTAGAGCTAACAAACGCGCTAACACTAAAGGGCTTTTTGACATTGCGGACTCAAAACGCAGAGAGAAACTTGCTTACCTTAAAGACGCGCAGGCGAACTCAGATGCACTCGACAGAGCGATTAAAGAAGGTAACACGGCAGAAGCTGACAGGTTGTTTAAACTTATACAACTTGAAACGGGCATAGCTAAAGCTAACAAGGTAACCAAGTCTGGTGGTGGCGCACCTAAGCCTTTCGACGTAATCAACAAAGCGGAACTTGCGTATGCGCAAAACCCAACAACGGCAAACAGAATAGTAGTAGAGGCAGCAAGACGTTCTGCAGCCGCTCTAAAAGAAATGGGCCCCGGCGCACTTGCTGTAAGGGAAGACACGGCTGAACTCGCTAGAAGCACAAAAGTTAACGAAGCGGTTGCAAACGCAAAAGATAAGCTAAAGTACGACAAGAACTTTTTAAAGCTAGCGAAAATTCCCGGTGCGCAGGACAAAGCTATGGAAGATAAAGAAGCAGAGGTACGAAGAAACTTTGCACGAAATCAACGCAGTGGGAGTGAGCCAGCCCAAGCTACAGGTGGTCCGACAGTAAGCAACTGGAACTAAGGGGTAAGAATGGCACGCGATGTAACCGTTACATTCGGCGATGGGTCGTCGCACATCTATCAAAATGCTCCTGATGATATTACCCCCAGTGATATTCAAGCACGGGCTGAGAAAGAATTTGGCAAGAGCGTAACTGCACTTGATGGCGGTAGAAAAACCGCCGCACCTACAGCCACGCCTACAGCAGCACCAGCTCCAGCAGAAACACAAGGGGCTACAGGTTTTTCCGCAGCTTTGCCGTCCCTTATGCGTGGTGGTCGTGGGCTTGCATCACTACCGAATATCGGTATGGCTATGGCACAGAATGCTCTCGGCAACGAAGCTGCTGCTGAAAAACGGATGAAAGATGCCGTGGCCTACAACAAAGAGACTGAAAAGCTCTACCCCGCTGCAGTTGGTTCATACGAGAACATCAAAGGCTTAGGCGATTTTGGTACCTACGTAGTTGAAGCTGTCGGAGAGGCTATCCCATCCTTACTCCCAAGTTTGTTTACTGGTGGCGCTGCCACGGTATTAGGTCGTGGTGCGGTAGCTGCGGGTAAAGTAGCAGCAGAAAAAGCAGTGCTGGCACAGGTGGCTAAAGGCGCAACCGAAGCTCAGATTAAAACCGCTGCTATGGAAGCGGGTACAAAAGCAGCGCAAAGAATAGCCTTAAAACAACAGGCGGTCGGTGCAGTCGCTGGCTCTTCTGCGCAAAACGTACCTAGCGTGTACCAGAGTATTTACGAGAAAACAGGCCAACAAGACTTAGGTGTCGCCATTCCAGCGGGCCTATTCATGGGTGCGTTAGATGCAATCATGCCTATCAACTTGCTGAGTAAGGCATCTAAAGCAGGTATTGGCCCCGAAGAACTCGCGGCAGCTTGGTACAAACGCTTGGGTAAAGGCGCAGCTCAGGGTGCTGCTATCGAGGGTCTTACAGAGGGAGCCCAAGAAACGACCACCATCGCGGCTGAAAACTTTGTAGCCAAGAATGCAGACTTCTTTAACAAGAAAAACTTTAGCCGAATCCTAGACGCTACGCTTAAAGGCGGTGTTGGCGGCGGTGTTATTACGGGTGTTACAGACGTCGCACTGGGCAAAGGACCAGAGAGAACAGACATCACGAAGAAGACTGGTGACAATACAACCACTATTTCGACTGACACCCAGCTTACACCTGAGCAAAAAGCGCAGATGGAAGGCAAAGCTCCCCCACCCGCAACTGAAGCTCCCCCTGCGGCTCCAGCAGGTTCGCAAGACCGGGAGCAAAAAGTTGCGCAGCGTACACAGGAACTCGAGAGAACTGGCATAGCTCCAGACGACGCAATCCGCCTAGCTGAGGACGACGTGGCTGCGGAAGAGCAGAGAATAAAAGACTTGTCGGCGCTCAACACAACTAATGTGCGGGACGCAGTGGCAGGCAAAGCTGTACCTACCCCTACGCAAGTAAAGACACGCGCTGTAGAACTAATTGATGCTGGTGTAGACCCAGCTACTGCTTACGCCACTGCTATGCAGCAAGTACAGGCTGAGCTCGAGAACGACGCACTCAATGCGGAACAAGGAGCCTTAGATGTTACCGGACCCACAGGCAAAAAAACTGGGAAGCGAGCAGCAAAACCAGCAGCAGCCCCCGGAGTTGAACCCGTTACAGAAGGAAGCGATGCACTTGGAGAGCCTATCGGTGGAGCAGATCGAGCAGGCGTTAGTGTGGCTGAGCAACCCGAAACAGCACCGCCAGCCGAAGGAATTGAAGAGTCTCAGCCCGACACAGTGGTTTCTACTGGACCAGCTACTGATGGGGCTGCAGTGGGAGCGGGACAACAATCCGGTGCATTAACACCAACGGATACCCGCCTAAAAGAAAAAGAGCTCCTCCAAGAAATTAAAAAACTTGAGGAAGAACAAAGATCGTTGGTGTCAGTAAACGGACGCGTACCAAATGTTAAGTCACCAAAACGCGCTAGGTGGGAAGCGCTAAACAAAGAAATTCCAAATAAAACAGACGCATGGTTTAGATTAAAACTAGCTAATGATGAACAAGCACAGCAGGGACAACAATCCGGTGCATTAAAAACAGACGAAGAACTACTTGCAGAAGCAGATGAGATAGACCGTCAGCAAGCGGAGAAAGACGCTAAGCGTGAAGAAGTCCGCAACATAGCAAAGACTAACTTTAACGCCGCTCTAGACCAAGCAAATGATCCTGAGTATGGTGGGGATATTGATGCCGCGTTTGACTCGTATAAGCAAAATACATACGACACGTTGAGCGAGGAAGGGTTTAAGGAAGACCCAGAGTTTGGCTACCTTCTCGATACCGCTGACCGCGAATTTACCCGTTTAGTTGCAGAACACAAAGCAAAACAAGGAACCACAACCGATGGCACTAAAGCCCCTGAAACCGTCAAAACAAAAACGAAAAGACAAAAAGCACCCGCAACCACAAATGTAACGGGGATAGATATTGATGCTGCGTCTGAGGTAACCGACCCGGCTGAAATTAAACAGCTAATGCTAAAGGTTGATGCTGAATTCAACTCTTTGCGGTCTAAGGATGGGCGGATGCCTAAAGAACGTAGCCCTAAAGGAGTACGGGCTGAAGCTCTGAGTGCGCTGTACAGAGCCTTAAAAGCCAAATCAGCACCTGCTAAAACAACTACCGAGACATCTACTGAAGCACCTGTTATTGATCGGGAAGCGCTTGACCCAGAATCACGGGAAGAAGTTGAGCTCCTAGACGACCTGCTCAGCAACTACAACAATAACTCAGACGAAAACAGTGCAAAGAACTCGGCGCAGCAAATATACAAAACTGCTAACGATGCAGAAAAGCCTAAAGCTGCTAGAGCCTATGCTCAGCAATTGCTGGATAGCGAAGTTGACCCCAAGGATTACCGAGTAGGGGCACGGGTATTAACTGCTTCTAAAGTTGGTCAAAGCAAGGTTGATACTAAGTTCACTGGGTTTACCAACGGTGTGCAGGCTGCTTCGCACATCATGAAGACAGGCAATGTGTTTCAGAAATTCCTTGCCAAGCGTTTGCGCGGAGCTTTAGGTGGTATCAAGTTCGTAGTCTTAGAGAAGGGTGACCCTACCCCTACTGCCCTCCAAAAGGAAGAGGCCGCTAAATGGAGTACTGCTTTCGGTGCGTATGTACCGGGCGACCGTACAGTCTATGTTCGTGGCGCAAGTTTCGGCGACATGCAAGGTGTCAACAATATCGTTGTGCTCCATGAGCTACTGCACGCAGCCACTAGTCAGAAGATACGGCTCGGTAAAATTGCTATACGCCAAGGAGTTAGTAAAACTAACGACGTAGTAGCCTCCACTATGGACCTCATAATGATTATGGGGAACGCTCAACAGCGTTTTAACGAACTCAAGGCTTCGGGTAAGTTACCTGCGTACATTGCAAGTCTAGAAAAGTCAGGTGTGTTTACTGACGTAGACGAGTTCCTTGCTTATGGTATGAGCGATGAGACATTCCAAAAGTTCCTTATGAATACTAAGGGGTTTGGAGAGGACTCAAGTGCGTTCAGCAAGTTTGTACACACTATTGCTAAGTTCTTCGGCATGGCTGTGCAGCAAGAAAACGCGTTGATGGACTTAATCGTGGCCTCAGACAGATTGCTATCGGCAAAAGGTTCCCGCAACATGCAGTTGCAGGCTAAGCTGGAGAACGAAGGCAAAGTCTTGCAGTCAACCAAAATAGAAGAAGACGAAGAACCCGCAAAAATTGAGGCTGGCGCACGTAGCCAAAAAGACCTTGATAAAGCGGTTGCTAAAGCAAGCTTCAAGTTTGAAACTTCAAAGAAAGCGGCTGAGGCTGCTAAGGGTGTATCGGCTATTCAAATGATGCAGGACCCCAAAAAGGTTATACCCGCCCTGAAAGCCCTATGGAAAAGAACTAATTCTGCTAAGCGCAATGCGTTGGTAAAAGTACTTCCGACTCAAGTTTTAGTTGACTGGGTTGGTAACGACGTACCTGAGCTACAAAATACGTACACGCTCATGCAGAAAATGGCAGGCATGACTAACCAGCTATTGCGTGGTGCTAGTGAGCTCTCCAACGATGTAGAACGTGCTTACAGAGCAGACCCTGAGTTGCCAGCGAAGCTCAACAAAATTACTTCTATAGCTACTCTAGCTGAGATAGACCCAGCAACTATAGACACTTCTGACCGTAGCCCTGCGTTGGACAAGCTGTGGAAAGACCTTGGCCCTGAAGGTCAACGTGTGTATAAGCAAATTCGGAATCATTTTGGTGACTTGTCTAAGTATCTGTCTAAGCTGCTGGATGACCAAGTCAACAACTCGAAGCTGAGTGCGCTGGATAAAGCAAACTTGATGAAGAAGATTAGGTCTACCTTTGAACGTGGCGGTAAGATTAACCCGTACTTTGCTTTGGTGCGTGATGGTGATTTCTGGTTGTCAATGGGTGAGGGTAAAACTCGTCAGTTCTTTATGGCGGAAACTGAGACCGAGCGCGATAACGTAGCGCGGGAATTTGCTGCAGAGCAACTAAAGCGCAAAGATGGTGAAAAAGATTCTGTGTGGGAAAAACGTATAGACGATAAGTTGGCTGAGCTATATTCCGATGGAGCTTTTGAGCGCGGCAATGACATCCGAGCACTGCGCAAGAAAGCGTACTCTCAGGGCGAAGGCAACATGCTTTCCGAAGTATTTGACGCAATTGATAAAACCGACTTGGGTAGCCCCGAGGCTAACGACTCTTTGAAGGATGCTATCTATCAGGCTTTCCTAGAAACAATGCCCGACCAAAGTTTCCGTAAACAGTTCATCCACCGTAAGGGTGTTGCTGGTTTCCGTCCTGATGTACTCCGTAATACAGCCCATGCGTCTGCGCGTATGGCTACTCAACTTGCACGTATCAAATATTCCCCACTGCTCCGCACTTCACTGTCGGCAGCAGAAGACTCCATTAAGGGTCGGGTTGAGTTTGAGCCTTTCGTAAATGACATGAAGGAGCGTGTGGATGCTGCAATAGCACCTAAAGCGCAATCTACTGCATCTAGGATAGTTGGTGGGTTGAATAAAGCATCGTTCATTTACTATTTGAGCGGCGCGTCCTCCGCCTTGCTGCAGCCGCTAAGTGTTTTCCAGACTGGACTGCCTGTGCTAGCTCGCTATGGCGCGTTCAACGCTACTAAGGAAATGGGCAAAATGCTCAAGGTGTGGAACCAACTTGGTATGCACAAAACTAACAACGACGGAACTAAGTCTTGGGTTGCGCCGTCTATGGAACATTCAAAACTATCTCCCGAAGAACGCCGAGCATATAACGCAGCGGCGGCTATGAACTTGTTTACAGCTACGCAAGCAGGATCAGTATTCGAGTACAAGGCTACCCCTACCGACGAGTTAAAGTCTCCAAAAGTAAAGCTGGCTAACAGCGCTTTGGACGCGCTTGTATTCGGCGGGCTTATGAATGCCTCGGAGCGTATATCCCGAGAGATGATGTTCATGGCTTCGTTTAACCTGAACATGAAAGAGCACAAGAATTTTAGCCGTGCGGTTGAGCAAGCGGTACTAGATACCAATGCGGCACTAGGTAACTACGACGAGTATGCCCGCCCTGCTTTTATGAACGGACTAAGCGGCAAGTTGCTTACGCAGTTCATGATGTACCCCCTGCACATAACAACATTTTTGATTAAGAACTTCCGGGAGATGATTAAGCCGATGGACAAGCGCACTCGTGGTGAGGCTGCGCAAAGGTTCTTTGGTACTCTAGGCACTACGTTCGTACTTGCTGGCGCTTCTGGCCTACCTATGTTTAGCACCGTTATGGGGCTACTCGGCGCTGCATGGGATGAAATACGGGATGACCTGCCCGAAGACCTCAAGTCTATGGACTTTGAACTTTTCTTCCGCACTAAGTTTTTGGATGAGCAGCTAGGTGGAATAACTATCTTTGGTAAAAAACTATCTGACATAGTTGACCGTGGGTTCGTAAATGCTGCGACTGGGTTGGATGTAGCTGGTCGTACTGGCGCAAACAACATGTGGTTCCGAGACTCCAAGGAAAGCGCGACCCTACGGGAAAGCGCAACCGCTATGGCGCTAGAGAAGATGGGCCCCTCGGCGAACATGATCTTGTCTTATGCGGATGGTGCAGACGCAGCAATGCAGGGTGACTACGCTAAGGCGGTTAAGAAGTGGGCTCCTGCTGGGTTCCGTAACTTCGTCACTGCCCACGAGCTCGCTAGTAAGGGCGCACAGGATAATAAGGGTGCGCAAATCTTATCTGAGGATGCGTTTAGCACTGGGCAGTTAATTGCCCAATCAATAGGCTTCCGGCCCGACTTGTTGGCTAACACACAGTACGCTACCTTTAAGGTACTCGGCCTAGAGCAAAAAATAAAGAATGAAAGAAACCAAATCCTGAACAACCTCGACAGGGAGTACAGGAATGACAATGCTGATGCCTACGTAAAGATTTTAGACAAGCGTAATGAGTTCAACAAGAAGTATCCCTTTGCTGAGATTACTGTAGACAACCTTGTGGATTCTATGGAAAAACGGGCGAAGCAGCGGGGAGAATCTTGGCGCGGGTTCACGCTTAACGAAAAGAATGCCGCATTAGTGGCTGATGCTTTACTGCCGTCACGACTAGCTGCTGACGAAGCCGAGCGCAAAGGGCGCGGGGAATAAAAAACCCCCGGGGATTAGCCGGGGGTAAAGGTGGGGTCGCCACCGAGGAGGAGAAACACCGACAACTGCGTCAGTGGATTTACTTTAACTCAAACGCGCCAAACTCGCAAGCCTTTGATACCCTCTACAAGTACTACTTTCGTGACTACCTTCATCTTTAGTCGGCGAGCTGTGGTACCAATAGACTCTCGGGCTGCGCGATGATCTACGCAGGGTACAAAGAAAGAGTACCCCGGCCTAAACCGTGCCCAGTTAATCTGATACGAGACTGTCTCTATTTTCATCTTGCTTTATCAGCGTATCCATTTGTAAGAACTCGGATGTAGATGCGTTAAACCGTAGTACACGCACTGGAGGGGACACAACCCGCATACCTTTTGACATCCGCTTATTCGTGGACTCAATAAATACACCCATAGCTGTAAGCTCCGCTATGGTATTGCGGTAGTTGGTCTGCTGCTTAACGCAGAATTCTTTGAACTGTTTTGCTGCCACGTACAGTTCTTTGGTATCTGGCTCGTAGCGTATCAGTAACTCTCCACGGGGTTCCAGTATCGGCATAGTCGGCAGGTTGCTTCGGGCATCAACTTCACCGTTGACCACGAGGGCGTTGGAGATATAGGTATTGATGAACTCGCCGAGTGCGGTGACTGGGTTTGCCTTGGGTGGTTTTACATCAAAGCGCATTTCAGCCAACATGGTCTTCATCCAAGCGTAGACCCTGCCCATGTCATAGTCGTGCAGTGCAAGGCTACGGGCAATCAAACCCCCAGTGATGTTGCATGCTGCTTGTGCTGACCAATAACGCTCTCGGCTTGTAAACTGAACTTCTTTGTCGATGCGGGCCTGAACCTTTTTAAGCAATCCTTTAGCTTCCTCTAAGTTATTTACCAGCCAGCTAATGTAAACCTCACCTGCGTGACCGTAGTTATCCTGCAATTGGTGGTCAAACATTTCCTTACCACGGGCTACGCCGATGACATTGTTGGGCTCAATCTTGTATTCCATCAAACGCACAGACTCGCCGTCCGGTGTATCCTTAAACACAGCTAGCTTCTCGTGAAAGCTAGCGTTAGCCGATGCCAGCGTCATGTTCTTCCATGTAGTGTTGTTGAGGCGCATTGCGTTTTCTGACCCGACCATACGGTTCTTACCCCTGCCATGACTAATGCCGTAAGCCAAGTCTGAGAAGTCTTTGGGGCGCATGTTGGTAATCTCGTCGATGGTGTTTGGTAGGTTGTTCATAACACCTAACTGCTGCATCTTTGCGTTGATTGTGTCCTTCTCAATCGCCATCATCTTCTTAGGCTCGCCATACACACTGTTGCACATACGCAAGATGGTGGACTTGCCTGAACCCGCCTCTTCGTAAATCACGTTAAGAATAGCCCCGTCCAAACCAGTAAACGGCATAAGCGGCGCACCGAATGCTGTGAGTGCTGCAAACGCATGTGGCTCCATGCCCGGTAGTGCGTACAGATTAAAGACTTCTTTCCATTTGTCAAAGTCGCCCTTGGGGTGAATGTTAGGGGTAAAAAATTCTGTTGCTTTAGTCGGTGGGCTGTAAAACACACCGTCCTTAGTAATCTCTCTGTCACCCATGATGAACTTACTGTCCTTATCTATCCATCCAAATTGTGTTCTCATAATGTCTGCTCTCCTAACGTACTGTAAATTTTTAATAAACGTAACCACAAAGCTGGCTAAGTTCTCGTATTGCTTTTGATGTGCAACCACTCCGTTCTGTGCTAGCACCCTTCGTAATTCATCCTTCGCGGATATAACTGCCGTGGATATGGCAAATTCTTTAACCCCATCGTGCGGCAGGTGCAATTTGAATAGCGCCATCTCACCCGCTGACGGGTCTCTCATCCGCTTCACCACGTACAAATCGTGTTCGTAAACTAGTGCTGGGTCTCCCTCATCATCTTCTGCCCTGCGGTAAATACCACCGTTCTTACCCCGAAAAAACGGGAACGGATACTCAGGGATGCTTACTATCTCGGTGCTTTCCTCGGTAACTATTTCTACTTCGTTGTCTTCTGCGTCTGCTTCTTCTATCTCAATACCCAAAACAATTGGTGACTTGATCTTCCCTTTGTGGGGGCAGTCATCGCACCCTGTTGGGTTTAACTTCTCAAACGTAGCGCAGTGATGTGGCCCACCGTTCTTTAACAGGTTCTCTACTTTTAGCTCTACCTCGTATCGGTCATAACCCGGGTGCTCTTTAGAAATCTTATGTACGGCGGTATCTCGGTCGATACAAAACGTAGCAATGGATAACGCAGAACGCCACAACGGTTCTTCAATGGTCGCTTGGTTCTCGTAGCAGTTGAGTAGCTGGTTACAGCCTGTGCCGTTAGCCGAGCGCATCATAATTGTCTTGAACCGCTTTACCTTGTTGCCCAACAACGCTTCCATCATGGGGCTCATCGACTGAGGTATGAAGTCAGGGCGATCAGGTTTGGGCTCGGCTGCACCTAACAATTCTTTCAGTTGCGCATACGGGATGCGAGCACTGTTCTCGTTAAGTACTTCGACGAGCTTCGGTTCTTCCTGCTTGAAGTTAAATGTGCCCGGGATGCGCAGCACACGAGAAGCCTCAAACACAGATGGGTCAACTATGAAGCCTTGCTCTACGCACAGCTCCCGCAGCCGCTCGGCTAACGGTTCCCATTCCCGACGAGATATAGTCTCCTCGAGCAGCCAGTAGGCATGGATGCCATACCCTGAGCTCACCAAGATTGGTTGCGGTAGGCCGACTGCAATACAGAACTTCTTAAATTCAGCTAGCCCTGTGGCTTGGTCTATGTACCCATTGACGATACCCCGTTTATCGGGCACAGCCTTTGTAGGGCCGCAGTCAATGTCCATCCACACCGCTCTGAAATAAGTAGCGTTTTCATGCACCCGCTTATTCAGGGGGCCGAACTTGGCACACCCAAAATACGCATCTACATTCCTGCTTACAAAGTCCGCTGCAATCTCGTCTAGCTCTTCTCGAGTATCGACAAACTGCTGATCTACATACCGCCCAACCCCTAGTACACAGTAACGCCCCTCAGTGGGAAGCACTGCGTCAAGTAGATTGAAATTAGACATATTTGTTGTTTCTGAGAGTGCGTATAAACTCGGCGATCTTGTCAGCATGAGTAGGACTGGGTGCTACTAGCCCCCAAAACCAGTTGTAGACAGTTGCCCGACTTACGCCGAGCTCGTGTGCTACGTTGCTAACAGGAACGCCAAGTTTGATACAACGCCTACCCAAATACACGCCGCACGAATTAGCATCAGCCTTATTATTGGCATCCACTAATCGCTGGCTGTATCCGTAGCTCATGCGTTACTCCTCATCGCCCCATGCTTTAAGCACGGAATCAAGGTCTCTCTTAGGTGAGGGGGCGACATCTGCCTTCTTGCTCTCACGTTTCTTCGGCTCTTCAATCGCGTCTTCAACAGGCTTAGCTTCGGCTACTGGTTTCGCAGCAGGTGCAGCAAGTTTCTGTGCGCCCGATGTTTGCGCCTCATACGGGGTCATGGTCATCAGCTTCTGTACCGCAGGTGTATTACCTACCCTAGCAACCACGTCATATTGCGGACGCTTGATATGCTCAACAGGTGTGAACAGGATAGACTGATTGTCATTGTCTTCGTTGAAGCTCAGACGGGTGATGTACCAGTCAAGGCTCTTACCGTTGTTGCCCAAGTACTTAACGTAGCTCTCGAACATGTGTGTGTTCTCGGTAGGGCTCTCTCCAAACAAAGACTTGGATGCCAAGTTCATTTGATAGATTTCACCTTCAAGCGCAGTGCCAAAATCATCTTCAAGCACAACAGCAATACGGCGAGAGTAGCGGCAAGCTTTGGAGTTACCTTGGCCTGAACCTTTAATGTTGCGCTCGCAGTTGTCGCAGCGAGCAGCTTGTGGGTTACCCGCTTTAGCATCAGGAGCTTGACCGTCATTGGAGAAGCAGTCAGGTGCAGTTGGCTCGGCATCAGGTGTCCATGTCTTTGCGTAGAAGATACGCCCGACTTTGGGAGATGAGTTGACGATGATGACGTTGAGGTCACCCTTCACCTTGCCCATCTCTTTGCCACCAATTTCCTTGCGGAAGATACCGTTCTTAGGAACGATACGCTTGGTGCCTGTGTTGCCCATCAGGGATTTTGTGAGGTCGCTAACTCCGCTGGCTTGCAGGAAGTCGGGGACGGCTTGGTCGAGTACTGTAAGGTTGCTCATTTGGTTTCTTTCAAGATTTAGAACGTCTAACTACCACGGTATATTCACTGTCAACATTCAAGCCCATAGGCAGAACGTCAGGATTCTCAGCGAGAAAGTCTTTCATGTTGGTTTGATGAAGTCGTTTCTCTAACAGGCCAAATGCACCATGCTTCTCTATGAAGTCGTACATTGAATCCCAATCGTTCGTCCAGTACCGTGACTTAACTGAGCGAATGATCGTGCCGTGTGGGGTACGAACGCTGTCGGCGTTCATGTCTTTGCATGCGTCAAGCATGGAGGTCTCTAGCAGACCCATTTGTTCTTTGAGGCCCAAGTCCTCTGATTCAAACTTGCCCTTTAACTCTGCTCTTGCATCACGTATCTTGATGTAGATTTCAGTAAGCTGCGCAAGGTTTGGAGGGGTCTTTTCCCCCTGAACTTCGTTGTCCATGTTTCTCACTCCTAGTTGTTTATGTTCTTAGTCTAGCACAACATTGTACATTGTCAAGGGCTTTCGGAAGAAATTTCTTGTTTGTACAAATCAATTATTTTTTGGTGGTTACCGATGTTGCTACGCAGCAGCGAGTAGACCTTTGTCTCCACAGGGCAACCTGAAATGTGCACGATGGTCATGTTGTTTAGTTGTCCCGGTCGATCAATACGAGCGTTGGCTTGCAGGTAAGTTTCAACACTTGTACACGGAGCGTACCAGATGATTGTGTCGGCGGCAGTAAGTGTTAACCCGTGGGATGCGGCCTTCGGCTGGATGATTAGAACCTTAACCATGTCGGTGGTTTGGAAGTCCTTAACAATGTTAGACCGAGCGTTTACACTGACGGAACCGTTGATAACAGCACACGTTATGTTGTTCTTTTCGAGGTGCTTCTTTAGCAGCTCTATGGTATGGGTAAAGGGTACAAAAACGAGTACCTTATGACTAGATTCGTCGATGACTTCCTGCACCACATTTAGTCGGTTGGATACGTCAAACTCAATGACTTCCTTGGTATCTGTATAGACAGCACCGCCAGCAATTTGCAGCAGCTTGCTCAGTTGCACCGCAGCATTTACCGCAGAGACTTCTTCACCTGCAGCTTCCATTAGCATCTGCTTCTTAAGCACTTGATAGAACTTGTTTTGTTGGGGCGTCAGCGGGGCTTCACGGTCTACGTGCGTAACAGGAGGTAAGTCTAGGCACTGGGCTTTCTCAAACCTTATGGCAGGTTGAAGAATACGGTGCACGGTTTTCTGTGCGTCAGGCTTTGGTATCCAGCGGTACAGGCTTACCTTGTTCATCACGGTATCTTTGAACTGCCCGAAGAACGGAGACACCGCAGTTGGATTAACCAGCTTAGCCAAACCGTAGGCATCCGCAGGGGACTGAGCAGCAGGTGTGCCCGTCAGCATCCACAAGCCCTTGATTACTTTGTTCAGGTCACGCAATACTTTCCAACGGTCTGTCTGTGCGTTCTTATACGCAGAGGCTTCATCGACTACGATCAAATCAAACCCACCCGCTAAGACTTCGTTCTTAACAATAGACAACCCGTCAAAGTTTATGACGACAAACTCGGCATCACCGGCGATGATCTGCTTGCGCTTAGCTGCGCTACCGTAGGCCACGGAGACTGTACGGTGTATAGCAAACTTAAACAGGTCTTGCTGCCAAGCTGACTTCATAATCGACAAGGGGCAAACGACTAGTACTCGCTTTAGCAGCCCTCGTTGCATCAAATAATCGACTGCCCAAATAACTGATGCAGTCTTTCCAGTACCTTGTTCGTTAAAGCAAAACGCCTTGCGGTTCGTTGTAAGAAATTCTGCTGTGATCTTCTGATGGTCGAATGGTGTGAACCCATGTGGGCGAGGCCATCCGTATTCTGCTAGGCTCATTCTTTTTCCTTAAATCTAACGCACTCAAAATTTTCATTGACTTCTAGCTTTTTAGCTTGGGCAAGGCGGGTAAAGAGGGGGTCTTGTTCTTCTATCTCTAAAGATTCTAGTGCTACCCACTCTCTACCAAAAAGCAAAAGCCAAATGCCTTCGTCTGTCATTTTTTCTTCTTGGGTTTGTTCACCTTGACCGTGTGGTCTGAGTTGCGGCTGAATGAACGGTTGGCACTGGGGCTCTTCAACTTCAAGTTGCTCGGCGCATTAGTACCGCCCTTGCTCAGGGGGATAGCGTGGTCGATGTCCTTACCTGTACGGTCGATACCCTTAGCATCCATAGCGTCACGGGCTTTCTGTCGCACCGCACGGGTGGGAGCTTCGCCTCGTTCGACTTGCTGCTGGTATTCCTTCTTGTAGGGGCGAGGTTTGTTTACGTATGGCATGGTTAGCTCCGGTTAAATTCACAGTCTTTGACTGCACAAAACTTACACAGTGGGCCGCTGATTGGGTTCCAAACCCCATTTTCCAACGCCGCCTCAATTCTTGCAACATCTTTGGCTGGTGCAGCTACGTACACGTCCTTCATATCCACGTAGTGCTCGGCCTTAATAAACTCCTTGCTGACCACGAACAGCAATCCTGACTTCACCCTAACAATGTTAGGCCAGCGAGCAAAAATCCCCGCAGCCACTAGGTCAAGCTGCTTCACGTCTGCGTACCGTGCGTTCTTGCTTGTCTTGTAGTCGATGGAATGGGCTAAGCCCTTCTCCTCGTTAATGATTACCAAGTCGGCAATACCGTGCCACCAAACATCCGGTGCGTCAAAGTCACAGGCTTGTAAGTCTTTAGTAAGCCCTAGCCTCACCTCGACTAGCTTCTCGCCGGGGATAGCGTTTAGCTGCTCCAGCAGGGGTTTCAGGTATGCGAACTGCGGTGGTACAGGTGTTCCGTTGCCGATGTAATCCTCTGCTACCGTATGCGCAGCTTTGCCGTAAAGCGTTGCTGTGGTGTCGGGCTCCCGAATCCTGTCCGGTGCAACCTTAGCGTAGTAGTACTTGCGAGGGCATTGCTGAAATGTTTTCAGCGAACTGAACGACCAAACCACCGGATTAGAGTTCATTCTTTGGGCTTCATAAAAACAATGTTAGGTTGCTGTTTGCACAACTCCGCATATTCCAACTGTACTCGTTGGGTGTTGATTATCTTACCAGCAGTATTGTTCATTTCGGTGGCGATCTTTACGTCAACCGTACCGTTTTTTAACCCTGTGTAGAGTGCAGAAAGTTCTGTTGTTAGTTCACTGATGTGGTTCATCTTTAAGTTCCTTTAGTTTGCGTTTAATAAAAATTCTAAGGCGCTCAGCCTCAATAAGTTCCGGGGGTACTACAGCGGTAGGTAGGCAAAGTAATTGCGCTACATAACTTTTTGATAACTTTATTCGTTTTTGTTTGGCGTTCTCCTTTTCTATGGGGGCGCGTTTACCGCTCCTTGCTCTAGCTAATGCACGTACCCGCTCCGGGTGTGCTGCCCAATACCGTTCTCTCCTAGCTTTATCCAAGGCACGTCCATGTTCTGTTTTTGCATCGGCTGCTTTTTTTGCGGCTATACGCTCTCTATGGATTTCCCTATCCTTGCGTTTCAGTTCCTTTACTCTCTCGGGATTCTTCTTTCTCCAGTCATTACGCCATCCCCGATTTTTGGCGTTGTGCGCTTCTTTTTCTTCCGCCGTCATACGCGCCATACGTTGCGCGTGCAACTCATTTGTTCTAGCACGGGCTTTCTCTAAGTTAGCTTCACGGGCTAACTTGCTGTCTAACGTGCGGCACGGTTTGCACCATGCCTTGTAGCCCCACCGCTCCACATCCTTGTAGACATATTTGCGGCGTGTAAATTCAGTGGTGGCCTTCTCCACCTTGCACTTACTACAAACTTTAGCAGGCTCCATAGCTATCTCCATACCCTGCTTCGCAGTTGAGGGGTAACTCGAGTGCCCATTTCGGGCGCATGCGCATGCACATCTCGACAAATTCTTTGGCGGTGTCGGCCTCGGCCTTGGGTACTACCACTGCAATAGCATCATGCACCGTCATCACAACCTTGTACTTCTTGGCAATCTGCAACATCTGCTCGCCGATTACGATACGGGCTAGGGCTTGGCATACGTTCTCGATTACCTTCCCGCCGTAAATACGGTTGGGGATAACAGCTCTGCCCTTCTTGGTGTCGTACACAACCTCAACCTTACCGGATTCCTCATCCTCACGTAGGCGTAGGTTTGGATACTTCAGGCGTAGGCCATTGGGTAAGAGGATTCCAACTTTCCCGTCTACGTTTAGCAGATCGTCTCGCCCCAAACTTGTCTGCGCATTACGCAACATAGCTTTAAGTACATTATTCGCCGCCGCCCATAGCGCAACAATTTTAGGGTATGTAGCACGGTAGGTATCAATGATTCGCTTGGCCTCGTCCAACTCAACTTCAACGCCAAAGTTCTTTAGCTGCAACTTAAACTTTGCTGCGCCCATGCCGTACCCTGCGCCAAGAATGGTAGTCTTACCAACGAACCGCTCGTCCTTGGTGATCTCCGCAATGTCCTTGCCGTAGATAGCCGACGCCATGATTTTGTAAACGTCTTCGCCACGGTCAAACGCATCCACCAAGTCGTCTTGCCCCGCTAGCCACGCCAAAGTACGGGCTTCGATCTGCGATGAGTCTGAGTCTAGGATTACGTAGCCGTCGGCGGGAACGATGGAATACTTTAGCGGTGAACTGCGTGGCAGGTTTTGTAGGTTCAGTTTGTCGTCACCACCCCAACGGCCTGTGTGGGCAGCGTAATAACGGAGGGGAACTGGCATGGCTCCTCGGGCTGCAATCCCAATAAAGCGTTCTGTCCGTGTCTCCTCGATGGTTGACTTGACCCCAAGCCGAGCGGCTACGATGGCCTGTACAAGTACGTTCTCATGCTCAAGCAATGCCTTGAAGCCTTCGTCAGTCTTGGAGAACGCATACGTCTGCTTACCGTTAGCAGGGCTCACCTTCATAGGCACAACAACGCCCAAGTCCTCAAGTATCTTGGCTAGCTGTGGGTTGCTCATCAACTGATCTTTCTCGATCATCATCTTGCCAAGCAGGTTCGCCTTCTTCTCCTTGACATCCCGTAGGTGGGAATTCAGTATCCTTGTGTCTAGGTACAGTGACGGCTCGGAGAACATGCGGATGGTTATGTCAATCAAGCGCAACTCAATCGGCGGGAAGTCAACGCTCATCTTTTGGAATATCGCATACGTCATTTCCGTGTCGTTACAGCAGTACTCACCGTACCTCGCAAGCTGGTCGGCGGGGAAGTCTTTGCGATGCAGCCCCTTAGCCATGATGACCTCGGTACCTTTTACGCCCACCCCATAGTATTGCGCTAGTGCAGCCAAGCTACCACCCACCTCAGTACCGTGCAGTGCCCTGCCCATCGACAAAGTATCCAGCCAGCCCTTCGGCTTAATGCCAAACACCCACGTCAGGATTGACGCATCGAACGCAGCGTTGTGCGCTAGGGCTAGGGAGTTTGCCCAATCGTATGTCTTTAGGAACGCAGCCGTGTCTTCCATCGTCCCAGTGAACCACTCGGGCTCACCGTTATCTACCTGTACTGAAACACCGATAACCTCGAACTCCGCAGAGCGCACGTACTCCTCGTTGGTAACCTTGGTGAGACTAAACTCCTGCGAGTAGTAGGTCTCAAAGTCTAGGGTAATGATGTTCATTTAGAGCTGAATCTACTGGTAGCGGTGCCGGTGCCGCTCGGGTACATGCTTTGCGCTGCGTTTGCGTATTGATTTTGCATTCGTTGTTGTAGTTGTTGTTGTTGTAGTTGTTGTTCAAATGTAGTCATGGGAGTCACCAACGAGCTACCCTGTAGTGCCATCTTCGCTTTGTTCCCTAACCCTAGCCTTGATTCTCTCTCTGCTTCGCTATCCAACAAAGTTTGCATAACCATTTGGTCGAAAGCCACTCGACGAACCTCTGTGAGCTTGTTGTCTATCGCAATCTGCTCGGCTTCTGTTAGTGCCTTATTAACCCATTCTGCGTTAATGAATGACCACTTGTATGCGCCATCGAAAAACTCGCTTGGGTTTGTGTCCATACGTGCGAGTAGCGTAGTAACGCCGGTTGAAAACTCAGCCATGTTATGTCCTCATCAGTTTGATTAGTTGTTCTAGGTAGTCAAGCGTTGTCTCGTTGATTACCGTTGCCGTACCGCCAGCCTCCTTGATTTCCCGTAGGTTTTTCTCTTGGAGCGCAGTGGTCGTGCCTTTGCCAGCCTTAGCTTCGATAGCTAGGAAGTGTCCGTTAACGCAGCATAGGAAGTCCGGTACACCTGAATTGCCATACCCTGTACCGATGGGCATGGCGTAGTACACGTTGTGTTCTTTGAAGATCGCCTTGATCTTCGCTTTAACTTTTGACTCGGGGGTCGTTGCCATTACAACCACTCCACAAAGGTATTGCCCTTGTGCTGAATAATGGCTAACTGAAACAAATCGATCTCTCCATCAGGGCTAACATCATCGCCATAGTCATAGTGGCAGAACTCGCACAAGAACTCAATGAGTATCCCGTTTCTACGTGAGCTTGGGTTGCATGTATCTGCTGAAGGGAATGGCGTGGCTTGCACTTCATGCCCTGACTGAGCAATGACAGTAGTTAACTTGTCGTCCTCGGAACGCTGAAAGATTGTTGTATTGCGATGGTGTAAATAGTTCTCACCACACTTGGGACACAGCAAAGCGTCACCTAATATATTTACGGATGTTTTACCAAACACTGACATTTTCTAACCCTCCAAACTATTTATGTTTACACTATACCACACCATTAGACTTTGTCAAGAGGGCTAACAATGTTAGCCCCCCTAAAATTACGCCTTGCCAATCTCTCGGTTCAAGTACCACTGCGCCTTCTTGAGGTTCTCCAAGCGGTCGCCTTTGTGGTCGGCACGGGACATATATTTGAGCACGTTCCCCCGTAGGTAGCCACGGTACTCTTCCGCTGTCAGCTTGGCTTCAATGAAGTCAATGGTCTCGATACCGCCTACCTTGTAATGGGCAGGGTGGTTCACGTTGTCGGCTGGCGGTTCGGTTGTTTCAAGATGCTCACCTCTACGACCAAACAGCGGCTCTTCCTCTCTGTCACGGCCTTTGCTTAGGCTGTATGCAAGTTCTGCCATTGCTTTAGGTGTCGTGCCTGTCACTGTATCTTGCGATGCCATCATCCGGTGTTTGGGTTTTGCCAATGCCTCCTCACGGCGGTTAAGATACTTTGCCCGTGCTTGTGACATAAGGTTGTACCCGTACACCTTGCTTACCTTAAACTTCTTCATCACGTCTGTGACTGTAGCCTCGGGATTGGCTACCATCATGTTGGCTACCGCTGCCACTTTATTAACTTTAACTTTCATCTTCATTTCTCCAGTTTGTGTGTGTTAACGTAGTCGGTAAGAATTTCTCTGATCTTGGCTTGCTTTGTGTACGCAAAGTGTGTATTGAAGTACTCCATTACATCCTTCGGTAAACGCAAGCTCGTGCAAAACAACGCAGGGTTCTTACCAAGCCCCCGTGCTTTACGTTTCTTTGGTTCCTTTAGCATCTCTATGCCTGTGGTCATTTGTTGGCCTCCATCATTAGTTTTCGATAGTTCTCCATCGCAGTTTTCAAGTCGCCTTGTAGCTGCATCAGTATGTCTTGCTGCTCTTGCATCTTCCTATATGCGTCTGTGGAAAACTTAATCAAGGCTTCCGCATCCCATACGGCAAAGTTTGGTACATCGTTCATATATTTCCTTTCGTGGTAGGTCTAGGACAATCTTCGGGTGGTACTACTGCACACCATACGGCATGCGGTGGTTCGTGGGCGATAGGCTTCCACCTATCAATGTATGTGTCGGGCATATCTCTCAACGCATTTCTTACGGAGTCCGGCTTCAGCTCAAGCCTTTCGGCTATCTCAATAGGGGTAAGCCCATCGTGGTATTGGTGCAGTAGTCTGCGAATATCGGGATGCCTTGATTTACTCACTGCGCCAGCCCTTCCTTGGTTTAATGAATGCTGCCATAGGTATAGGAGTATGAGTGTAGGTTGGCTCATCAAAGAAAACACGAGTCCGCAGGGAGTTTGTGTCTTGATGGAAGTTTTCAGGGCACTGCTCCTGCAGCCTTGAAATAAAATCATTAAGTCGGATGTTGACCGTTCCTTGGTAGAAGTCACCAATCTTTGGTCTAACTAAATCTTTTAACTGAGTCTTATGGTGCTGTGTAAACATACTATCTCCTATGTGCTGTATCCGTAGCTTTTAATCTTCAACGCATCCATAGCACCGGGTCGTACTGGTTCGCTATTCTCAGGCACATACACCTGCCCATCCTTCATGTGATTAAAAGTTCTCGGCTTTGCCATATCTTCAGTACGCTCAATAAGAAGTGGGCCATTACCAAAATGCTTGTACCTATTCTTTAGGTTCGGGTTTCCTGCTGCTAGTTTCATGTGTTCTCCTCAAAACGGCGCACTAGGCCGTTGTTCTTGCTTCTGTTGTTGGTATGCCTTCTCTTGTTGCTTAGTCCAAGGAACGGCTCCGGTGGCTGGTGGGAAAGGCCATGTCATGTGTTTTTCTCCTTGAGTCTGGTTTCTGCATCTAAGCAAAGCATTTCAATAATTTCATACAATTCAACGCACCTGTTTTGCCACGCAATTGCATTTTTAAGGGCGGCTTCAAACAGCGCACGTTCTTTTTTTTCAAGTTCCCAGTTCATGCGTTTCCCTCCTTTAGCCATTCTTGAATGCGAACAAATGCAACTAAATAATTACCATTCTCGGCAAGCCGTACAGCCTCCAAGAATTGCGCCTCCGTCAGCCCCACCCAAGGGCGTTGGTAGACTTGGATGTCATCGTCTTCGTCTGCAATGTATCCCGCACTTGTGAGAACAGTGCGCGGTTTTAATTTATCGTCTTTCATGTGTTTTTGTCCTCGAGTAGGGCGTCTGCCCACCGTGCGCCTTGAACGAATCCCTGTACAAAATCTGGCTCGTCAGAAATTACCTCATTAGATATCTCCTGATGCGTCAGCCCCACCCAAAGGCGTTGTTGCGGGGTGGTGTAGAGCTTGTCCCATGCCTTCAACTTCATTTGCTGGTGAGGAATTAGGCGAACATAACCAATATCATCATCCTCGCAAAAGACACCCACAGGCTCTTGTGCTGGCTGTGTCAAGGCTGCTTCAATGGCGGTGATGGCTTTGTCATACTTTTCGCATTGGTCGTCGTCTGCCAACGGAAGATATGGAATAAATCCATGCAACGCCTCAAGCGCAAGTTTCAATGCTTCTTTCATTCCACCACCTCCTGCTTTGCGGTTAACCCCTCAAGGCGTTTAATCCGTGCCACGTTGTAGGCAACGATGGCTGCGTGGTACTCCTGTGCCGTTTGATGGCGCAACTTGCTACGCTGTGCATTCACCAATTCTTCTGCCACGAGTTCCGCAGGTGTCGGCATCGTGTAGTGGTCTTTCAACCATTCCCATGTGTTCTTTAAGTGGTTCATGTCTCCCTCGCTTTCATCATTGCGTCTGCCATTTCGTAAGCTCTTTGTACCACTTCATGTGCGTACAAGTCGTAGTCTCCAGTTAAAAATCCCTGCATAGCCTTGGCTGCAAAGTAATCACGCAGGGTCATGCCTTTTGCAACAACGCTTGATCTTAGTTGCGGGTCAAGCCATGTATGTGGGAATGCTGGTATATCGTTCATTTGAAAATTCCTTTCGCTAGTACTACCTTGGTAGGCTGGCACTGCACTACGCTCGATGGCTGCTTGTAGATGACATACCCTGCAATGAAAGCAACGGTAGCTACCATGCCCAGCATCGTCATAATCTCTATGAAGCCGTCCCACAGTCTGTCGAACACGCTTGGCGTTTCGTATTCAATCATGTCGTCAATTTTTTCTTGGACTCTTTTTTCAATCTGTTCGTTGTTCATTCCTCTTCTCCTTGTTGGTACTGCACGTCATATATGTCTGCAAGGTTCTTTATCAAGCTAGCGAATGTAACTTCGGCCTCAAGCGAGGTGAACACTAACGCATAGCTAAGCACCGCCAGCTTCATGCCGGGGTCTCTACCACACATGCTCATCACTAACTCTACCTTAGCCTGTACAGCTTTAGCTTCTTCCTTGGTGTCCATACCGGGAAATTCAATCCCATTAGCTTCACTCATTTGTTTCTCCTTCTTTATTTATAACAATAACAAACACTTCGTTGTTCACTCGGCAACCTACGCTAGATACAAACTGTCGTGGCTGCACTAACTTCAACATACCTAGCTTTCCACGCATGTCGAAAGGGAGCGTAGTATCGTCGTAAAGTTGTACATCTTCAAGAATTTTTACTAAGTACTTACCCTGATCTACAATAATCAACGCTGTCTCTCCATTCCCGTCCATTAGACGACTTCGGATGTCTTCGATAGTGGCACTCTCCTCCATCAGCCTTCCGTTCTCTTGCATAGCCAATACCACATCAGGGTCATTGACTCGAATTACATATTCTGTAAACGCAGCGGAACCCTCGGGTGTATTGATAAACTCCTTCACCGCTTCTCGTATATGTATGTCGTGTTGGCTCTGCTCTCGCTTCTTCTCACGCACCACGTCATACACAACTTGCTGTGCTGCCTCTTTAGCCTGTGATATTCTCTCTACCGTTGACTCAGGGTAAAACCATTTCTTCACTAGGGCTAGGGCTTTCTTATCATCCGTAGTAGTTATGTAGTTTGATCGCTGCATAGAATCACGTATGCGCTTGTTACTGACTGCGATAACACTAGTGCGGTTGCCCTCACGATACTTGTGGTC